TACACCACCTGTTTTTAATGCTTCTATAGGGTCTTGTCCCAATATAACAGCAGATGTGGCTGACCCTACACCTGCTCCTATTACAGATGCTGCTACTTCAGAGCTTGTTGCTGTTTGTGTTGCCGTCCCTGCATATTCCCCTGCCATGCTACCCACTTGTTGAGCAACATATACTTTTGCCGCAGCTTCTAATACATCTCCTACATCTCCACCATTTTGAGCAACATCTGCACCTTCAATAAGGGGTAATGCCCATGTTTGTCCTGTTGCTACAGCAGCTATTTGAGCTATAGCCTTTACAGGGTCGTCTTCTATTACAGCAACTACGGTATCAAATATAGGATCAGCTACATCATCAACAACAAAATCTGTACCATCATCTATAAATTCTACAATATCTTCAAATGTTTCTATTATAAAACTCATTGCTTATCACCAAATGATACCATTAATCTATAGGTGTTCTCTCGTTTAGTGCGAGCAATTAAAAATTTAGTTGTTATATCCTGTATGTTTTGTCCTACTATATTTAACAAATTACGCATTCTTTCTCCGTTAAATTGAGCACTATAATGAGTAATTCCTTTGTTTTTTAAATATTTAAAATATTCTACAATATTTTTTATGTAATTTCTTGCTATGTCAGCGTTAAAGACTCGTCCAATTACTTTGTTCTTATTTTTACCCTCTCCCCTATGAGCAAGAAACGCAGTATTTCCTACTTGTACTACGTCCGCACTGGGTAATGTACCTTCTTTTGCAACACTTGCTAACGCTGAAGGTAAAGGAACTCCACCTGTACCTATGTCTTGTGCAGATATAAGAACTATTTCTGGCATTTTTAACAATTTTTCTTTGCTGTCTACCATTTGCATTATGATATCTCCAATATGCTTGCTACAACGTGTAACCTGTTAGCAGTAGCTGCTGTAACTTTTAATATCTCACCTGTTTTTAACACCAACGGCTGTGTTAATAATTCTGTAGTACCATTTGCTGATATAGATTTAGTTTTAAACAAACTAAATGTAGAGGGTGATGACTCTGCATCTGTTAACGTAAGTGTTATAGTGTCGGCATTACCTGAATCTTCTGATACAAGTATTGATTTTACTATACTGGTAGTTAAAGAAGGAGCTGTATATAAAGTTGTAACACTAGTGCTTGTTAAGTCTTTTTTAGCGTTTGTATATGCGTTACCCATTAGCTTAAAAACCAAGCTTGTGCATCAGCTTTATCTGTGCTGCTAGCATTACGAAGTGCGTTGTCTAATTGACTAAAATACAGTCTTAACACGTTAGTAAGCTGTTCCATTGTTTGCGTATCATATTCTT